TAGCAGTCAGAGCCGATCTCGGTGCGGGCGATCTCGTCAACGCCCGTAGCGCCGCGAAACAAAAACGTCCCGCAACGCACATGAAGATGCGTATCACCAGCAGACGCATCTGCCGTCTCAATCGCAACACCAACGGTCACAGCAGCTGCGGCTTCAAAGCCGGGCTTGGCGTAACCTGCATCAAGAACAACAAGTGCGCCCTTGTTGATTTTCGTATCGGCGGCGAGATCATAGGCGAAGATATCGCCGTCACGCATTTCAGTGTTGCGCTCTGCGGTGGTTGGCATGGGTCAGGTCCTTTGAATTGTTCCGGTCAGGGGTCAGGCATCAGTGGCCAGGCTGGGAAATCAGGTTTTATCGGCGGCAAGCTGCTTGGCGTAGTCTTCTTCAGACAAACCGAGCGTAGCGCACATTTGGCGATCTTCTTCGCTCAACCCCGAGGGATTGGTTGATTGGTCATCGAGGTTTGAGGGGTCAGTGATCTTGGGCAATGTTTCGGTCAGTTTCTTGACCTCGCCAAAACCACCCTCACTAGCCATCGCGAGGGCGACATAGTGATCTTTTGAAGCGGGCGCGATCTTGCCGTCGCTCACAGCACTGGCGATCATGGCTTCCACTTCGTCTTTGCGGGCAGCATCTTGCACCTCAGTCAGCTTACCTTCCGCAGCTTCGGCACGCGCCAGAACCTGGTCATAGTCAGCACGCGGCATGAATTCGGTGGTGGACGGTGTCGTTTTCGAGGCTTTCGCCGTTTCCAACTCGGTATCCTTGACGCTGATCGCGGTCAGGATTTGCTCTTCGGTCGCATTTTCAGGCAGGCCAAGCGCCGTGGCAATAGCATTCAACATAGGGGTATCTCCGGTTTTGGTCGCGCTAGCATGCGCGAGGGCTTTCATTTCGAAGGCGGGGCGGTTGACGAGCGCGACAGCATCCAACGCCACAACCTCTCCGCTTTTCTTGTTCACGCGAAACTCGGGGCTGACAAAACGCCACTCACGTTCCGCGATTTGTTTAGCCGCACGGACCGTCCAGGCGACGCGCGCCCAAATCTCGCCGTCGCGCACCTCAAGTTCCTCAATCCAGCCCGCAGCGGTTTGATCACCATTCCCTTCAGGAAAGAAGGATGAGAGATGATCATAATCAACAAGGATCGGCTTGGCATTGGACGCATGCTGTGCTGTCACAAAAGCCTTCGGATCGGTCATCTTGAAACTGCGACCATCTACCGTGGCCAGCTTAGGGCCCGCTGGGAAAATCTGTATCCACGCAGGTGCTGTTCTTTTGTCCGCGTCAGTAGTCACCTCAAACGCAAGAGCGCGTTCAAGATAATGCGTCTCACCACCTGCACGGGCTGCAAGATGGCGGACGTCGAGCGACAGGCAAGTCTGGGATGTCGATTGCGTATTCATGAGACATGATGTGCACCATGCGCAAATCCCTCGCATTGGTAGCATGTGCTACCAAACGGGGTGAATTGCCAGAATTCTACGCGATGTGGGGGATGTCTTCTGTCATACGCAGTCAGGATCGTTTTTGAAAGCCTTTTGAAAGCGTTTGAAGCGTCATAAGCATATTTCGGGCATGCTGGGTCCAGATTTGAAAGAAACCTATCTCACGGGGCGTCTGTGATGATCTGGTGTTTTGAGGGAAATTCGAGGCCGGAAGGTCACAACATCCTTCGCGAGATATACCCGGCTCTGTATGGCTCGGCCTCAGGAAAAGTGATAGCATAGATGCCACCGCAATTCAATCCATTGGGATATGGCGCGAGGTTTCGCCAAACTGCTCAGAACGGATGCGGCGAAAGCTCTTGAGATAAATCTCACGTCGATCTCGCGTGATGTGCAGGATTGCTGCCCATGGCTTTTCTTCGACCAAAAGCTGAAGGATAAATTCCTTGTTCGATGTTACATCCTCAAAAAGCCGCCCTTCTTCAACGATGCGCTGAACCAAGGCATAATCTTTGCTCTCTAACCCCATGCGTTTGGCGATCTGTTTGTGCGCATCTGCGTTGGAAAAGAGCACCGTGCGGGATTTTGAGCCGATCAGCTCCTGGATCCGATCAGGCAGGATGGCCACAGGTAAGGCCATGCGCCCGCGCTCGATGTTGGCAGCGCTGCGGTCAGATGCGCCGCGGTAAGGCAACTCGCCATGCGCCAAGGTGCGGAAGTGCTTTGACCCCACCAAATCCTGCACAGCCACACGGCGGCTGTTTGCAGGTAACACATCTAGCCGATCTGCCAGAAAACGGCGCAGGTTGGTGGCGCGCGTGGCACCGGGATTACTTTGCCAACCGGGATCAATCCCTTCCGGCACGTCAAATCGCTCACCTGTAACCTTGTTTGTCCAGGACCGTGTGACCACCTGTGGGCCAGACGCTTGCGGATCATAGCCAAGGCTTTCGGCCTCGCGCCGGGATATTTGGCGCACACGGCATTGGCAGAGCCAACCATTAGGCGGATAGTGCGTGGTCCAGAACGGATCATCCACCGGCAGGATGGTGCCAACCCAGTTCTGATGTTCAGGCCTGCGACGTTCGGCAACTGACAGCTCATAGATCAGATAGGGCAATCCGCGCTTGGTGCGCTGGATGCGTTCCCATTCGCCTGCAGCTCGTGCGGTGTTCACATTGGCCCAATAGATCGTGCGCAACCGCTTGAGCGACCCGAGCTGCACGAGCTGTTTGCCGTTCGGGCCATCCACGATTTGACGACCCCACCAGCCTTTGCGCCGCAGGATCGGTTCAAGGTCATCCACGAAATCTCCGTAGGAGCCGTATTTGGCAATCGCATCGCGCGTGGCACGGCGAACATCATTCAAGATATCAAAGCCTGCGGATTTAGCGACCGTAAAGGATGTGGCATGCTCATGCGGGGCGAATTCTCGCCAGTCAAACGTCGGCAGATTACCCTTGGCATCGAAATACCGTGTAACCTCTTCTGGCGCTTCGCTGAAAACAGGATCAGCCATCGATGTCGCCATCGCCACGGGCCTTCATCATCTGCGTTGCCAGACGGTCTGCCATCGCTTCAACATCTGGCGACACCTGATCAAGGTCCGCGAGAAACGCCTCATAGCTGTCAGCCGATTTGGCAGATGCCAGGATCATGGCAACCGTGGGGCCCATATCGGCTTCCCAATGCTCCAAAGCTTCCGAAACCAACGGATCTTCATCAGAGGCCGTCGCTGCGAGATGTGTCTCGCCACAAGACGGACAAGCATGGGGCAAACGATGCGCCCGTTCTGATCCAGGACTGGGCACTATATTAGGCGCGGCCGTCACTTGAGGTTCCAGAACCTGTTCGCCTTTATCGGGCACACGGAACCCCATACGCTTGTTTACATCTGCCGCTGAAACCCGCAGGCCAAGCGGAACCAATGTGCCAAGCGATTTGGTCAGCGCCTCGATGTCTTCGGGGTCTTCGACAGGGAAACTTACCGTGGGCGGCACATATTCCCAGCCCCAGTTCAAACCAACGAATGGCGCTATAAGCGCACGATTGATCGTGGTGCCCATCTGGCGGGCATCAGCGCGTTTGATATCGCCACGTACCTCATCATGGGTTTCTGATTGTGACCGGCTTGAGCCTTCGTCTGTCGTCATGGTCTGACCGATGATTGCCTTGGACATCTGCTTGTCCAAGTATTCCGTCATCGCCCCAAAGACGGCATTGCCCTGACCACCTTTAGCCTCGACAAAATCGATTTCCATACCTTTGGGAATGATTGCAGCCGCATCGGAACCCAGATCGCGCACGGCTCGTAAGAGAATGCGCTTTTCTTCGGCGCTGGCATTGTCGTCATAGCGACCAAGGCGCAGCGGCATGCCAAAGACTTCCAGAAACGCAGCCCAATCCTGAAGGGTATAAGCCTTCAGCATGAAGCACCACGCGGCAATCCGCGCGATGCCGCCGCGCACGGTCAGGCCAGATTTGAGTTTGGGGCGATGCACGATCCAGCCATATGGGTTCAGCTCAAGCCCGTCTTCATTGCCATCCTCGCGGATCCGCAATTCGCGCCCGGTGCGTTTGTCAAACTGGAAGTGCCGTGGATCGCGGTGGATATATTCTGATGGCGTCCAGCGATCAGCCCCAGTTTCCCAGATGGTTTCTACGGCGGAATAACCCTTGGCGATCCCGTCAAGAAGATCGTCCACCATATCTGCAAAATTTGGGGCTTGCATCAGATTTTCAACAGCTTCGGCAATCTCCTTATCCGTTGCGTCATCACTTGCCGGTGTGACGATCGGCTCGATCCCAGACACCGCCCGTTTGCGCTGCCCTAGCACTGAAGCATAGTGGCCATCACGCTCTTCCATCTCTTCTGCCAAGATCAGGAAGTCATGGTTGTCGCCTTCATTCGCAGATTTGAGAAGAGCTGCTAGCTTGCCCGGATCAAGGCCACCAGCAACACTATCGGTCCAGACAGACCGGACGCCAGTGCTTGTGGGTGGGGCTTGTTCCTCAGTCAGAGCCGCAAGCTGGAAAGGTTTTCCATCAGGACCCAGAACCGTGGATTTGCGCGTAGGTTGTTTGGCCATGTCTGATCCTCAATGTAAATGTGGGGCGGGTGGTCTTTGACACGCAGCCCAATGTGTGACGTGATCCAGTGTGGCGTATCCGCGGCCCTCATCATCCCAGATGCGCGGCTCATCATCGGGATAGTGATCTACCTCGCCAAACACCGCATAACCGCCAATGCAATCACTGCACCAAAAGAGCGCCTCGCCGCCAGAATAGGATTTGATGGGCTGCCAATCGACCATTACCAAAGCCCCCCAGATCGCCTAAAGTTTTCGTGGCTGTCCCTGCGGCGTTCTCCCCAGTCATCATCCTGATCAGGTTGATGCGCTGGGGTATATTCATAGGTGCTGACAGCTTGGCGGCTGGCAAACCAAGCAAGCGCCTCGGCAACAGCGCTATCCCCGTGGCGCGAAAATCCATCAGACCCTTTGAACCGAAAACCCTTTGGAACACGAA